ATGAATCATACCCCATTGTACCACACAAAATGTATTTAGTAATTACATTTATATATCATTCATTTTTTTGTAATTTTTGTAATTTTTCTAAAAAACTAAAAACTAATAAATATCCTTTTACCGGTTTTGTTATTAGTGTTAAAACACAAGTGTTTTAACAATCTGATCTGTAATGTCAAAACCTTTTAGATTTATTTTGTCTTATTTTAAATCTTCAAGGGTGTAAAGGATAATACAAAATATTTATTTTTAATATCCTTAATATCATCGATAAAAACCTTACTAAATATTAGATATTTAATATATACACAATATATTTATAATGGCACGTGGTAAATTATGTAAACAATCAGGTGGTAGTTTACAAACAGTATCTACATATCCGTCAAATAAATTCAGTATTCTATCTAGTTGTGTTAGTTGGTCAAATATTTTAGCAATAATTACAATTGTAGTTCTTGTTGGTGTTGCTTATGCAATGACTGTTAATCATCAAATACTTATGATTAATGGTTCAAATCCTAATGAACAACATGAGATTATGATGATTGAAAATGATATATCTAATAATCCAAGATCATCTAGAAATGTTTATGAACAAGATAGAGTAGCTAGTCACATCCCTATGGCATCTACAAATAAACAATTTGATAACACTCATCTTGGAACTGGAACCCCTGTTAGCGAACGTATACGTTATCAAGTAAATCCTGTTATTCGTGATGTAATATCTTATGAACAAAACCCTAATATAGTTTCTATTGGACGTTATGAAGCACAAAAAAATATGGAACGAGTAATTAATCCATTATTACCACCAGAACGTTCATATGTATCAACCTATGGTATTCCTATTAATATCCCTTCTCGTGGACCTTTTCAAGCATATCAACAAGTTGGTATTCTTTCAAAAGAGAATATTGTTGATCCTGATAAAATTCCCGGCAATAACAATGAATCAAATATATTACCACTATTTGGTCGACCTACTTATAACGGTTCGAATCGTTGGAATTATTATACTAGCAGTGATAAATTTCAATCCGTAAAATTACCTATAAATATTGACAATAGAAAATGCACTGATGATTTAGGATGTGATGAATTACGAGATGGTGATATGGTCACAATACCTAGTTATAATGGACGATTTAAAGTCGAAATATATGATTTTGATAAACCACGATATATTCCATTTGTTTATTAAAATTTCTAATCTATTTCATAAACTTCAATTATTTTATCAAATGCATCATAACAACTTTCAATTGGTATTTTAACAGTTAGTAAACTATAATGGGTTGCACCAGCACGTTCTAGTTTAATCCCAAATTCTACAATACCATCAATGCATTTTATGTATTGTTCTGAATCATCGGTTTCACTAAATAAAACAGTTATATTGTATCCATTTCGTGTTGTCATTTTTGAACCTTGATAATGATTACTACCATTTTTACTATTTCGAATTTGTTTCCAAATATCTTTATATTTCTTAGGCACCGAAATATAAAATTCTATTTCTAGAAGATCTTTTTTTATAATAAATTTTAATCCCCCAGTAGTAATAAATACTACATCTACAAATGTATCCATTTATAGTATCCTTTAACCAGGTTTGATATTAGTGTTAAAACACAAATAACCGTTTAAGGGATAGTATAAAATGAAAAGATATAGTTAAGTTGATGTAATAAGTATGAATAACTAAAAAATCAATTTTTTCCTAATAGAAATATAGTATAGCTACAAAAAATACTAGAATACTAGAATACTAGAATACTAGAATACTAGAATGATAACTGTTAAATTTGCTTATATAGTACTTTTAATTTTATCTATAGTTGTGCTAGGTATATATTTATTTCAAACTTCAATTCATAGAATTGATCGATTTAATAATCTAGAATCATCTTCTAATATGCTAGTTAATTTACCTTCCGAAGACATACATTTTTTAATAGATGATAACCCAATGTTAATTACAACGCCAATAATTAATTATAAATTATCAATTTTTGATAAAAAAGAAGATACACAACAAGTAATGAAATATATAAGTGTTTTTATGCATTCAACATTTCAATATAAGAATTCCACATATACACCATTAGGTCAATATATTGTTATATCTGATAATCCTCTAGATATAAGTGATATTAATTCAGAATTAATGAAAGATATACGAAATAAAAAATGTATTTGTTATCTAGCATCAAGTCGTATATTTCCTATAGATTATAAATTAATTTGGACAAGTGATATAAATAAAGATGGAAAAATATTTAGTGCATGGAAACCATTACCACCACCTGGATACATATCAATGGGTGATGTTATAATCGGCGGAATTGATAAACCCGCATTAGAATATATTACATGCTTACCTGTTAATATGCTAGATAGTAGTTTTATAGGAATATCAAATGGCTTATTATGGCATGGACAAAATGACATGGGAAAACAGTGTTATTGCTGGAGTGGTGGAAATATAGATACATTTCGTGTTAGTAATATATATAATCCAAATATGGAAGATCTAGCAGATGTTTATAACATAAATCAGGAACAATTAGATTTTTATACAATAACAAATTCAACAGTCCAAGATAAACAAATTGTAAATGGAATATTAATTTAATTTAATTTAATTTAATTTATTAACAAATGGAATAAATTAAAATTAATCAAAAAATGATTGATTATTCTCTTGTAATTATAAATATTTTTCGCAATCATGGCCACATCTGCATCTGCATCTGCCCCATCGGTTGGCAATCCACACACATCCTTGAATGTGCCGGCACCAGAGACTATCATTGTCCGCACCACCACCACCAACATCAAGAGCAAGGTGATTACATTCTGCATGTCTGCATTGTGTCCCATCATCTTCTTTTGCGGGATTGCATCCTTCTTCGTCATCTACGGCACCCTTCACTCGGATCTCGAGTGCAAGATGATCGGACGCTCTGGCACCGAGTACCTAGAGACCATGACCACAACTGATATCGGCAAGTGCCTTGTGGCGATTGGGTGTGTCTGGATGTGTGGCATTGCTTTCTTCATTGTTAGTGGCATTGGTTCACTGATGGAGATTGGTGAACAAGAGAATCACCGCAAGTTTTCTAACACACGTTGTTTCTTCTTGTTCGTCGTTGTATATCTCCTTTTCATGATTGGACTCTTTACAACATCTGGCATTGGTCTTGATGTCAAGAAAAGTGTTGAGGCCGACTGTGCACAATTGATGAAGGATAAATACATGGGTGAGGCTACTAGTATGCCTACCACCATTATTTCCACCAACATCACAATTGTCTACGTGATGTGCATCATCGATTTTATCATCGCCGGCATCATGCTTTACATCATATTGGCCAATATTGGAGACAAATGAACATATTGCATGTTCCAAATAAGATTTTTTTTATGTTAAAATGGTATTATTATTATTCTAATAAAAAATGAATTTATATTTATATCTAAATTAATTATTTTTCACCTTGACCAGGAGTCTTTGCAAACATGGAGACTGACACACCCGCCACACCTGTCGCACCTGTCGCACCTGTCGCACCTGTCGCACCTGTCGCACCTGTCGCACCTGTCGCACCTGTCGCACCTGTCACACCCATCTGGTGCCCGTTTCGCAAGAACATCGGCTGGCTTTTGATCTGGGCATGCATTGCGGTCATCTTCATGGCGATCTCGGCCATCTTGATCGTCAAAGGTGTTGAGGAACCAGTCGCATTTTGCATCGTCAACGGCACCACCACCCCTACCGGCACCACCGCCCCTACCGGCACCACCGGCACCAACACAATCATTCCCGAGATTATGTGTTTGCAGGGCCTTACGATGATATGCTGTGTTGTTATCTTGTCTCTGTGGTTGATCTTAAATTACTGTACTGCACGCATTATTAACATTTTGTTGGGGGTGCCCACATTTATTATGTGTGCTTGTGGTTTTGCCAGCCTGATTTCATTTGAAAACTTTTGCTCTGAGCTTGCAGATGATTTTCACGTGAAGTACCCTAATGTAGGATATACTGTCGTTTTTGACCCATCCTACCCGATCATGGGTAACATTTCGTGTGCCTTCTTGGGACTTGTCTCTTTGTTCTGCATTTCGAAGTTTACACATCATCGGCAACAAGAAGAAGAACCCATCGACAACGCCACCACCACCATCACTAATGGAAACACCACATTCTCAACTGTGGTATTGCCTTCTATGTTGCCAGTCGTGGAAGAGACCAGCACCTCCAACACCACTGGGGATTCCGCTTTTCATACTACTGTCAACATTGAAGAACTCCGGGCTCCGGTCCATACCCCGGTCCATACCCCGGTTATGGAATCTGATGTGTAATTACAATACACAACACACAACTACAATTTTTTTATTATTTGTTTCTTTTTTTTGCTTTCAGTTAATATTTTATCCCTTAAATGTCTAACATCTAGGAGTTGCGAGTTATGAAAAATAAAGAGTAAAAAATAAAAAATTGATTATAAAATACATATTTTCAATCTAGAATTATAACATAATTTAAAAACAAATAAAAAAATAAAAGTATTAAATAGTTGGTATCATTATCAGTTTAATAAAATGATACGCCTAGATGCTCAAAACAATGAAAAAGAACAGATTCTAGAATTACTAGGTAATGCTATAGATAATTCAGAATATGAACTTGAATGTCTATTTAATAATTCTACGAATCGCAGTATGTATAATATTACGCATACTAATTTTATATCTATATTAAAACGTTTTAAAAGCCATTCGGATTTTGAATTTAAAAGTGATTCTCGACTTGCAATTACATTTCCAGATTCTGCATCATCTGTATGTCGTGGTGTTCGTGTATTAATAAAAGGTGCAGGTGCTATAGGTGCATATTGTAATAGTGATAGTATTAGTCAATTAATGAATGTTATTGATTTTGAAATGAAAACTCGACCTAAAACCCGGTTAACTTATTTACCAATTCCAAATTATGATATTAAATTTAATTTGAAACAAGAAATGAATTTTAATAATGATAGTAGTCGAATAAAAGAAATATCACGTGAATGGCCAACTCTTATGAAAAATTACCGTTATAAAAAAACATTTTCATTTATTAAAAAAACAGGTGATTATCAAATTGATGTATCTATTGTAAAATCTAGTACTAATATAGATCGTTTTATTACTGTCGATGAAGTTATAAAGAATAATTTATTACGGTCAGTAGTGCCACCTGTAGATAAAAAAAAACAGTTCAGTTCGTGGTGGCGGGAAATGGAAAAACAACCAAATGAAAAAGTAATGGTGCGTAATGGTTCTAGCTTTTTTAAAAATATTAAAGAAAGTAATGTTTTTATTAATACACCTACATATGAAGTAGAAGTAGAATATATTCGGAATAAAACAGTATCTGAAAAACCACGTTTTAAAAATACTGAAGCCCGTAATGAATTTTTATCTAAGGAATTTGTTAATTATTTTCGATTCATTGGTAGTGTATTACAATGTATTCAAGGTAGTGGTTTTATTCTCAGTAATGAAGAACAAAATCGAATTAGAAAAGATTTTACAAAAACAGTTCTAGATAGTGTTACTGAAGATATTATAACACACCAACAATCAAGAGATAAAGAATCATTACCAAAATCTACTAGACAACAACGTGGTGGCGGTTTTGAATTAACTAGTGAAGGTGATATTGATTTTTCTAAAGAAATTCATTTAGATACTGGAACAACACATATTATTAGTGATAAATCATCAGAAGAATCTATAATGGTTAATACGGATGATGAAAATAGTGATGATATTATAACATTTGCCGATGAAATAGAAAATCAAGGCGGTGGTGCAAATGTCCGTATTATTGCAGAAATGCGTAATCGTATAACATCTCAATTTCAATCTAAAGGTATTTTCTTTGGTCCTTTAATTATTGATCTTTCTCATAATAATGCAACACGATTAGATGCTGATGCATTACCTGATATTACAACAAATACTAATATTCAAATTAATTATCTTGTTACTGATAAAACAGATGGAGACCGGCATTTATTATTTATTGATAGTAAAGGTGCAGTCTATGGTATTGATCGTAAAAGTAGTATTAAATCATTTGGTGTTGTTATGCCATCTCTTAAAAATACAATTCTAGATGGTGAATTAGTATCTCGTGGATATGATGGAAAACCCCTTAATAACTTCTATATTTTCGATGCATATATTTATCAAGGTGATTGTATAATGCAAAAACCTTTTGCATTTAAGAAACCCACTGGACGACATCACATTATACAAGAAGTAATACAATATTTTACAACTGGTAATAATATTATACAAAATAATCCAAAAATGCCATTCTTATTATATAAAAAAGAATATTTCCCAGGTGATTCTGTAGCGTCTTATACCCGTTTAGAAGATAATGAACAAACTGCAATGCAGGCACACTGTAGTCGGCTAATGAATAAAATGAATCGTGAATATGGTGGTTTCTTGGAAGTAGGACATTTATTTCCATATAAGACAGACGGTCTAGTATTCTTACCTAATAATCTAGGTGTGTTTCATACTCGGGAGGGTGAAAAATATAGATATCATCCATTTCAATCAGGTCGTTGGAATTTGAATTATAAATGGAAACCTGCTGAATTATTAACAATTGATTTTCGTGTTGATTTTGCAAGTGATGCAACTACTACTAAAATGGCTTATGTATATCGTGGTGATACTAAATATATTACAGTTAGTTTAAAAACTGCAGTGTATCAACCACGTGAAAATCAAATAAATACTGATAATAATTCACTTAATTTTTATCTATTAAATTCTGGTATTAAGTTATCTAGCATTCCTAAATATTATGATTTCTTTGCTGTAGATCCTTTTGTTGGTAATTTTGATAGTGATGGAAGAATGAATAATAATATGTCTACTGCATTATTTCGTGTTGATAGTAATGATAATGTTATTACTGATTCTGGTGAAATTATTACTAATGGTCAAATTGTTGAATGTGCTTATAATGTTTCTGCACGTGATGAAATTATGCGATGGCATCCACATCGGGTTAGAGCTGATAAAACTGATCCTAATAATTATTTAACTGCATCTACTAGTTGGCATTTAATCAATCATCCAATTACACGTGAATATTTAAGTGGAATGAAATTAGAAAGTAATCTAGAAGATGCAACATATTATTCCGATAATAAAGAAACTATTTTTCTAACTAAACCACTTAATGAATTTAATAATAGATTTGTTAAACGTTATCTTATTAATCGTGCACTATCTGGATATGTTCGACCACGTGTATTAGATTTAGCCTGTGGTAAAATGGGCGATCTATTTAATTATGTTTCTGCAGGTGTTAGTACATTTTTAGGTATTGAAATCGGGTATGACGGTCTAAATAATCCTGTTAATGGAGCATCAACACGTGTTATGAATATGCGTTCTATAAATCCCGCAATTGATAAGCTAGCAGAAAGAATGATTTTAGTTGTAGGTGATACTACTAAAAATATTGCTAATGGTGATTGCACCCGAGATAATATTAATAAGTATTATTTAGATGTCCTTTATGGTAATGCACCTGGCAATACTACTAAATTAAAACGTCTAGAAGGTATTGCACGGGAAGGTTTTGATTGTGTTTCCTGTATGTATGCTATTCATTATATGATGTCTTCTGAAATTGCATTAGACGGATTTCTACAAAATGTAAGTGAAAATCTCTTAGATAATGGATATTTTATCGGAACTTGTTTAGATGGTATGGGAATATTGCGGGAAATGGGAAAAAGTAATGAATTAGTTGGTGTTATTGATGATAAAACTATATTCAAAATTACTAAGTTAGATGATACACCGGATGCCTATAAAGATATTACAGTTGGTAATAAGATACATGTTTATTATGAAACTTTTGCTGGTCAATTTCCTGAAAATCTAGTGAATATGTCTTATTTACGAGAAAAAGCAAAAGAACACAGTCTAAAATTAATTGAATACAAAACATTTTTAGAAGAACCCGGCAATTTACTTAGCCAATTTGAAACTAGCAATAAAAAAGAAGGTAAAATAATTAAGGAAACAGAAGCATTATCTATGTGGGCTAGTTTTAATGCATATTTCATATTTCAAAAAATACGTGATGAAAATTAACTAGTATTACTTAGCAAATACAACCTAGAAGAAATATCAAGTTTTATTCTACTAGTTGCTACCCATTTTTCCTTACTGTTTCGTTATAAATATCTAAAGGTGTAAACATCTTGGTCAGTAAAGGATACTGTATGATACAGTGATATATAAATCAATTTTTATGAATTAAATAAGAATCGCATAATTTCATTTTTAATTAAGTTATTTGCTAGATATTTTAAATTTTCTCGATTCATTGTTTGTAAAGGTGTTTCTAGATTAAATTTTCGTGTTCTAGGATATACTTTTATATAGTCTTGTATTTTTTTATCTAGAATAGGTATACAATGTATTACTTTAGAATCTTGTGTATATCCTAGATAACATTTACCTGGATTATTTCTTATACTAATTTCATTTTTGATATATCTATTTGCTTCTTCATATAATTCTATACCTTGAATATCCAACAGTTTATCATTCTTTAATATATCATATATATACTGTGTAAATTCTAAATCCTTGGCAATGCTAGTTATATATTTTGTAGGTAATAGATTATTTACAAATTCAGGATATTGATTACATATTAAACGTCGTAATACATCTAGATGTGATATTTCAGTATTTTGATTTTTTTTTATTCTAGCAATACTTTTTAAATATTCAATTACTTTATTTTTCATATCATTAGATATTACCTTATTATCTATGCTAGTATATTTTGTTAATGTATCATGTTCTAAAGTTTTAATAATTGTATAACGTTCTATATATAATGGTTGCACTATTTTATCTAGTTGTAATTGATCAAGTAATAAATATGTAGATGGCAAATCACCATTCCAGAATATATAAACTATTCTAGATTGTGATGATAATCCTAATATCGGATTATGTGTTTGCACTTCACTAGATTTTATATAATGATTATTACTAGTTGCACTAGTATTAGACAAATACCTTCTAATAAGATATGTTGCCACACCTAGAATAGATAACCCTGTTAAACCTGTAATATAATTACGAGAAATATGTACCACAATATCTTCCATTTTATATTTACACTTGAAGATTTACAATTATCTAGAATACCTATCTAGAATACCTAAATTTAAAATTTAGAAAAAGCCATCTGTTATTCACTGTGGTGGATAGATATGCCTTTCATAAAAAACAAAAATGATAGCTAGGCAATATGCACTAGGTACTAGGCACTAGGCACTAGGCACTAGGCACTAGGCACTAGGCACTAGGCACTAGGCACTAGGCACTAGGCACTAGGCACTAGGCACTAGGCACTAGGCACTAGGCACTAGGCACTATAGTAATTATTCTAGTTCTTGAAAAACTTCCATTATCTTATAGCATAAAATAGAACATGCATTAGCAACATTAAAAGATCGAATACAACCCATTTGTTGTAATTCAAGTGTAAATGATATATCCGTTTTATAACGTGTATCTAGAATATTCTTTGGAATTCCAAACCTTTCATTACCTAGAATAAATATTGGCATTCTATTTAATTCCTGACTGCGTAAAATAATATTTTTTATATTTGCATTATTTGCAGGTTTTGAAAATTTATCCTGTTCTATAAACACTGGTAATAATTGATTAGATTTAATATAATCTAGAAATACTGTTTCATCCAACATTTCATCAACCCGGGTTTTAGTTAAATCATCAAAATCAATTAAATCCGGATTGGAAATACCCGATATCTTTTCTATATCAACATAATTCTGGGCACCAACACAACCACGTCCATCAAATTTACGCCTACCAAATAAAACCATTTTTTTCACCCCACATAAATTAGCTGTTCTAATCATATTGCTGATATTAAGACACATTTCAATATTTATTGCCATAATTCCATATTGGAATGCATTTGATTTTATATGTTTTTGTAATTCTTCTTTAGTAAAAGTTCGAAAACAATCAGCAATATTATATGGTCGACCATCTGGTGATTCTAAAAGTTGTTTTTTCTTTTCGGTCGGTGTAATACCGGAAACAAAAAGTTCAGACATTTTACATAAGATAGTGATGATAGTTTATATAGTGTTTATAATGTTTATAATGTAATTATGGCAATAATTATATATTAATAAATCATTTTTTTACTGTTTTAATTTTATTTTATCATTGTTGTTAACGGATTACCAGGTGCTGGGCTAAATAAAGTAGCACCAAATTTAAAAATGCTAGTAGATGCTAGTTTAGATGATGAATGTTCAACATCAATTATTTTTTTACTAAGTATTTGATTATTTGTAGTTGTGGATGTTGATGTGGATGTTGATGTGGATGTTGATGTGGATGTTGATATGTTTAATATGCTAGGATCAAATGATTTTCTTGATTGTAAATGTTTCTTATTCATCTTTTCATATTGATTTGTATTAAGTATTACTATATGCATTTTATAAATAGTTCCTTTTTTCATATCTAGTAATTTATATTTTCTTACATTTACATATCTATTTTTTCCTTTGATAATTGCAACCCAATTTAGATAATATCTACTAGTAGGTAGTGGTAGTTCTGAATATACAACTAATATACGTTTACGTGTATTTTGATTATTTTTAATTGTGCGGTTAGAATTATTTTTATAATTATTAATGATTTTTGTTAAAGTAATAAATTTTTTTGAATTATTTATTTGTTTTGATTGTATTGAATTCATTTTATTCATTTTATTGTGTAAGAAATAACAAGATAGATAAATAAATTACTGATTAAAAACACTGATAAAAAATATTATATTCTAATAGTAATTTACAAATAAAATAATAGTTATGACTTCTACAATTGCATACACTAAATCATCCCCGGCACATGAAAATTATTGGTTTCAAGATCTAGCGGGAACTATTTTTAATCTAGATTATGCTATTAAAATTCTACCTACCGGTGATATGACATATCCGGAAAAGATAAATGCACTTGTTCGTCTAAGTATATATATTGGTCTTATTCTAGCGTTGTTTTACTCTAATTTCTTATTTCTATATATACCAATTATTACAATGATTGCAACCTATTTATTATATTTATTTCGTGTTGATACATTAGATAAAACACGTTTAAGTATTGCACCAAATGCTACTCTCAATCAAATTCCAACAGATAAGATGAATAATTTAAAGATGAAGAATATGATATTAAATAATGGGGAAACATTTGAAGATATATTAAATATTCATCGTTGTGTAAAACCTAATAATGAAAATCCTTTTATGAATCCCCTTTTATTTGATTCACGTCTGCGTGATTCTGCATGTGATGCAATAAAACCGGAAAATCAATTAAAAATAGAACAAGAATATAATCGTCATTGTATTAAAGATGTGAGTGATATCTGGAATCATAATTCAGGACGTAGGCAATTTTATACAGTTGCTAGTACTACATATCCAAATGACCAAGGTGCATTTGCTAATTGGCTCTATAAAACACCACCTTCATGTAAGGAGGGTAATGGTTATCAATGTATTGCAAATATTCCTAGTAGAATTAACGGTAGTCTCATATCACCAAGTTTTGCACAGTAAATAACATTTTATAATTTGGATTTTTGAGTTATAAAAATAATTTTACACAAAAATTGATTTCATATCATTATTTTTAATATATTATTTGCATTTTAACAACACACAACGTGGTACAAAAAAACATCAACCACTGTCTTTGAACATTCTTAAAATGCAGTCAATTGTCAAATTCTTCACAGGGAAGAAATCAAAAATCCCTAATAGTATTGATCCAATGGAACAAGGTGAACAGGATATTGAATTGATTGAATCAGATACAGATGTAAAACCGATTGTTGCACCTTTATTTAATCCTGTATATCGGTTTCACATTTACTTGCCACCACATTTAATAAGTTGTAAATCTTGGATTTATCCAAATTATGGTAGGATTAAGGGTTTTGTGTTGCAAATTGGTGTAAAACAGTTTTTGATCTTTCATAGTATGAAATTGCATCAATTTTGCATTCAGAAAGAGGAAAATTATACTATTATAAGATTGAGAATGTATATTGATTCCTCTTGCAATTTTCTTACGAATGCATTTAATCTGGAAGCACGTGGGCATGGATTGAATATTAAATGGTTTCAAGAAAAGAAGGCAAGTGAAAATAAGTCTGTTTTCAAGATCTTTGTGAATCTAGAAATGGATCATGACTTTACACCAGAATATGTACTAGTTAATAATACAGGATCTGCAACTGTTCAATGTAAGATGGCATTGCAAAGCCCTACAATACCGACTGGTAGGTCATTACAGTTTCAACTCATTCTTACAAATGATGATAGTGAATCTAGTTCTAGCTCTAGTGCTAGTGCTGGTTCTGGTGCTGGTTCTGGTGCTGGTTCTGGTGCTGGTTCTGGTGCTGGTTCTGGTGCTAGTGCTAGTGCTGGTGATGGTGCTAGTGCTGGTGCTGATTTTGCTATTGAATCATTTGTATAAATGATGTTATATTGACTACAATTTTTTTATTTTTTTATTATTTGATCTGTAAAATTAGAGAACATAAAATTGATTTTTTTTTATGTATTAATAAATTTATAAATTTATAAAGAAATGGATAAAAATATCCCGTTTGAAAAATCATTTGCTAGTTGTGAAAAAGCTAAGTTTTGGCATAAGGAAAAAAATGATAACATGAAACCTGAAGATATTACTATTCGAACTTCAACTAAATATTGGTTTATTTGTGATAATCCGGAATGTGAACATGAATTTCTAATGTCGCCTGATAAAATTGCAAGTGGTAATTGGTGTATATATTGTAGAAATAACAAGATATGTGATGATGAAACATGTAAAAAATGTTTTGAAAAGTCTTTTGCTTCACATAAAAATGCAATATATTGGAATAATGAAAAAAATGGTATAACACCTAATAAAGTTAATAAATATAGTAATGATAAATTTTGGTTTAATTGCCAGTGTGGACATATATTTAATAGTGTATTAAGTAAAGTTACTAAAGGTCAATTTTGCCAATATTGTGCAAGTAAAAAATTATGTGATAATAAAAATTGTAAGAAATGTTTTAATAATTCATTTGCTAGTAATGAAAAAGCACAATATTGGAATTATGAAAAAAATAGTAATATTACACCGAGAGACATTTTCAAATCAAGTAATATGAAATATTGGTTCACATGTATCGAATGTAATCATATATTTGATATTGCAATAAATAATATAAGTCAGGGTAAATGGTGTTCATATTGTGTTAATAAAAAATTATGTGATAATATTAATTGTAATTTTTGCTTTAATAATTCATTTGCATCACATAAAAAAGCTGTTCTTTGGAGTGTGAAAAATCAAATAACACCTAGAATGGTTGCTAAATGTAGTGGTAAAAAATATTGGTTTAAATGTATTGATTGTACTCATGAATTTGAAACTAATATTAGTTATATTTCAAATAATAATGAAAAATACTGTCCTATTTGTTCTAGCCAATGGTTATGTAATGATGAATCTTGTAAAATTTGTTTTGAAAAATCATTTGCTAGTCATCCTAAATTTTCATATTTAGATAAAGAAAAATATAAAGATATTAATTTTCGTATGGTGTTTCGAAATAGTAATATTAAATATTGGTTCATATGTGATTGTGGTCATAATAATGAAATATCGCTTAATTCAGTTAGTTCTGGTTCATGGTGTAGTTATTGTTGCAATCCTCCTTTAAAATTATGTGAAAAAGAAGATTGCGAACAATGTTTTAAAAAATCATTTGCTAGTCATCCTAGAATCAAATATATAGATAATAGTGAAATAAACACGAATTTCAGACTAATTTTTAAAGGTAGTCATAATAAATATAATTTTAAATGTGATAATGGTCATGTATTTCTAAAACAAATAAAATGTATTACTTCTAAACAAAGTTCTTGGTGTCCTAAATGCACCCGAAAAACTGAAAAAAAAATGTATGATACACTTAGTAAAATATATCCAGATTTAATTTTTCAATATAGAGCTGATTGGTGTAAAAATAATGAAACTAAATGTTATTTACCATTTGATTATGTTTTAGAAGAATATAAAATAATAATTGAATTAGATGGAAAACAACATTTTAAACAAGTTAATAACTGGTGTAAACCAGAAGAAACACAAAAACGGGATAAATATAAAATGAGAAAAGCAAATGATAATGGTTATTCAATAATTAGAATATTACAATTTGATGTATATCATGATAAATATAATTGGTTAGAAGAAATAATAACAAATATAAATTTTATAGTAAGTAATAGTAAAATTCAAAATATCTATATGTGTAAAAATGATGAATATAAAATTTTTCAACATATCTAATTAAAAAATAACATTTTATTAGATTTTTATTTGCGTTTTTTTCGTTTTTTATTTTTATTTTACTTCTAGATTTATAGTAATATATAAAATATTTTAAAATGACTAGTTTAAATCTAAAAAAATTTGATATGGCATCTATACCCAAAGGGTCAATTTGTCTTATGATAGGAAAACGAAATACAGGTAAATCTTATTTAGTACGAGATTTTCTATATTACAAAAGAGATATACCAATTGGCACAGTAATATCTGCATCAGAAAACTCTAATAACTTTTATAGTTCAATGATGCCTAGTTTATTTACACATAATGCTTACAGTCCTGAAATTATTGGTAATTTAGTTAAAAGACAAGAATTAGTGACCAAAAAAATGAAACAACAAATTGCAATGTATGGTAAAAGTAATATTGATCCTAATGGTTTTTTAGTTCTTGACGATTTAATGTTTGATTGTAATACTTGGATAAAAGATCCTAATATTAAAAAAATTTTTATGAATGGGCGTCATTTTAATTTAACATTTTTACTTACAATGCAATACAGTCTAGGTTTGGGGCCGGCTTATAGAGGACAGTGCGACGTAATTTTTTTGTGTCGCGAAAACTATGTTTCTAATCGAAAACGTCTTTATGAGCATTATGCCGGAATGTTTCCAACATTTGAAATATTTTGTCAAGTAATGAATCAATGCACTGAAAATTATGAAGTTCTAGTAATAAATAACTTAATAAAAAGTAATCGTATCGAAGACTGTGTGTTTTGGTATAAAGCATCTGAACATCCACCTTTTAAAATCGGTGCACCAGAATTCTGGCAATATCATAGTAATAATTATACTGATGGTAATGATGAAGAAGATGAAGAAATAGATATTAATAATTTTAAAAAAAATAAAAATACTATATCAATAAATGTAAAAAAAACTTATTAATTTATTTTTGTATTTAACTTGTTATCTTGTTGTAATTATTTTACTATTTTGTGTTATGAAATATATTAGTAATATCTCTTTATAATCTAGTAAGAACGTCTATATTCTACGTCATATAATATAAATAATATAAATAATATAAATAAAAATGGCATTTTCTATAAGACCTGATGGGATTATGGATCCCGAGGGTCGTTATCCAAATCCGCTTACTGGTAATCCATACTCTAAAGCATATCTTCATCTTGCTAACAAAAAAAAACCAGATGGTACACCTGATGGATGGGTAAAATTCGATACTTGGCGGGATCGTATTGATATTATTAAAAAAATACATAAATACAGCATTTTAATGGTGCGTATCCCTCCCGGCACAGGTAAAACAGTAATCATTCCCAAATTACTTTTGCATTATTTTGGTTATGGTCGTCCGGTTATAGCAACTGGACCAAAACAAGTAACTGTGCGTGAGGCTGCGGAATTTTCTGCAAAATGTTTAGATGTTCCGTTGTATTATACTGATGATACTGGTGATGATTTAAAAGATGAACGAGAAAATCGTATTGAAACTGGTTTACGTGTGGTTGGTTATAAACATGGTGCAGAAAAAAATAAAGCAAATTCAAATACATTACTGTTATTTACTACTGATGGAACTGTAAAACAAACTATATTAGGTGGTGATGTTAACTTGTCTAAATATGGGGGTGTAATTGTTGATGAAGTTCATGAACGTAGTGTTAATATTGATATAGTTATTGCTATGTTGATGGATATTGTTAAACGGCGACCAGATTTTAAAGTCATTTTCGTTAGTGCAACTATGGATTTAGATCTATTTGCTGATTATTTTAAACGTATCAATTTAGAAAATGCATATTCAGTATATACACTTCCGGATTCACAACCACCATTTAAACGTGATTTAGTTAAAGAGACAAAAAAAATAAATACTGGTGATTTAGTAAATGTTGTCTATAATAAGATAAATGATATTATTTTAAATCCCCGATTGCCGATAGGTAATATATTAGCATTTGTTACTAGCGATCCTGAAGCCGGAAAAATTAAGAAAAAAATAGAACGAAATATGCGTAATTATCCACCTAACAATAAACCATATCCTATACCTTTTACTGCAGGAACTCCACAAATAGAACAAAATATAGCTACAAAGAAAAACACATTACAAACAGTTAAGCCAAATCCTGATGCACCAGAAGGCTTTGCACGTAAAGTAGTAATTGGAACTAATGCGGTTGAAAGTAGTGTAACATTTAGTGATAATATTGTTTATGTAATTGAAACTGGGATGGCTTATGAAAAAACATATGATCCGGATAATTATTGTTATGTTACAGGAAAAAATTATATTTCACGTGCTAGTATTGAACAACGTTGTGGTCGTACAGGTCGTACTTGTAATGGATATTGTTATCAGTTATATACTGATTCACAATTAAAATCATTTGCAGAATTTACAGCACCTAAAATTTTAGAAGAAGATATAACTAAAGAATTTTTAGGTATAATTACTTTGCCTGATAATGGAGGTAATTTACAAAAAGGTTTAGAATATTTATATCGTATGATTGAACCTACTAAAAACTATCAATCTTCTATTCGTAGGGCATATCATAATTTAATAAATATGGATTTTCTAGATAGTGCAGGAAATGTAACACCTCTAGGATATATTTGTAAAACCTTTAATAAATTTGATCTTAAAATTGCAAAAATGATAGTTGGGGGATATTATTTACAATGTTTACAAGAAGTTATTATTCTAGGTGCTATTTTACAATCCATTCAAAGTGTTGATGAATTCTTTATAAAACCACCCGGTATGGATGAAGATAAACAATTAGAAGCTAGATATATGGCTAATATGAAACGATTTTTACAACCACGTGGTGACCATATCACCTTACTTTTTATATATTCCTATTGGAGTAATTCACCTGAACCAGATAAATTTGCTAATGAAAACGGATTAGATAATCGTAAATTAGTTAATATTAACAAAACAATAAAAGATTTGCAAAAAGAAGTTGAGGGCATTTTACAATATTTACCTACTTTAAATCTATTTACTTATTCTACAACTACAGTCACACAAACAGGTGGTTCTTCTTATCCTTCTTATCCTTCTTATCCTTCTTATTATAATGGACCATCACAACCTATAGAACTTATTAATGGTGCATTTAGAGGTGGTTATTTATTTGATGGTGAAGATGATTATTTAGATTCCGATGATGGTGATAGTGATAATGATACATCTAGTTCTACCAAATCTAGTGACGATGAAGATGAAAATTATCTAAATAAAATTTCAAGAATGCCAAGTACACAAGAGATTGAAACAATTTATAATAATACTATTTCTCAAATGTCAGGTGGTTATTCTAGTATAAATAATTCTAACTCTAATTTAATTTTATTACCAAGTCAAACAAAATCTCTTCTAGATGAAATACGTCACGATTCTCAAAAAATTATTCAAAATAATAAGACAAATTCTAATATATTTGATATCGATCGTGGATATGTTGGAGGAAACCGCCGTTTTATTAATAGAAAATTCACAGTTAAAAATATCAATCAGGAAACTTATATTCCACATCTGCAAAGTATAATAATAGGTGGTGGTACAAAAGCTGAAGTTAAAAAAGAACGAGAAGAAAAAGAAAAAGAATTACTAAAAAAAGTAGAACGTAATCGCAAAATAATGGAAATTATATCTTTAAAGAATCTAGGAAATAACAAATTATTAAAATTAACACCTAATGGTATCAATCGTATCCATGCCGCATTATATTATGGTTTTAGTAATAATATAGCTACATATACAGGAGTAGGTAAAAAGTATTATGTTAAATTTAGCCCTGAAAAAGCTAGCATTTCTAAATCTGCTTTAGATTTACGAGAAACAACACCTGCATGGGTTATTTATAATGAATTTACTATTATGAAAACCGCAGGGCGACCAGATGATGCTACCTTAAATATTGTTTCTGAACTAACTACAGATGACTTTTTAACATTTCTAGATATCAATGAAATTCGTAAACAATTATAATGTTATCCTTTTACCGGTTTTGTTATTAGTGTTAAAACACAAGTGTTTTAACAATCTGCTATAAAACCTCCAAAAGGATAGGCCAAAAAAATATTTATATTTGTGTTTTAACACAAATAACCATTTAAAGGATAGTATCATAGCTA